GCCGAAGGCTGTGCTCTTGGAAGATGCGACTGCCGGTTCTACGGCTCCGGTTGCATTCTGTGGCCAGTTTGCCGCCGACAAGCTGATTTTCGACACTGGCGACAGCCTTGCAACCTTCAAGGATGCAATGCGTGCCCGTGGAATGTACACGATCAAGGTCATCGGTTAATCCTGTTGGCCTTATACTACCATAAAAAGGAGTAAAAATTATGGCAAGTAAGAATGAAAGCGCTGGGCTTGATGCTGTAGCTGAAAAGGCAAGCGTGCAGACGTTCAAACTCATCAAGCCCGTTCCGGACGAACACGAAGAGCTTATCAAGGAAGTGACGGTGAATGCTGATTTATCCGGCGCTGATGTGGAAGCTATCGCGAACGTCGGGGACAAGGAAGGCACGGCAATGATTATGATTGTTTCCCGTGCGACGGGGTTGCCTTCCGGGCTTGTGCGTTCTATGTCTGGTCGCGACATCAAAAGAATCAATCGGTTTGTCCAGGATTTTTTGTCAAGCGATGGGTGATCGGTGAAAGTGGTGGCCGACGAAAATTCGGAATACGGATTGACGGCAAATTGCATGACTTTGAAGATGTGTTTGCCGCGTTCGCCGGTTACTTTCATTGGTCTTATGCTGAAATCATGCGGATGGGGCCGGATGAAATTGAATTCAGTTACCGTGCTTGGAAGAAAATCGCAAAATGGGTTTCCCCTCTGAAGTAACAAGGAAGTGACGCTGTTCTTTTTTTTTGTTTCGGCGGCGTCGCTTCCTTTCCTTTTATGAGACTTTTTGAACGAAGCTTTTCGCTTCGAGGTGTAAAATAGAGTTATGCGTGCGCTTGAATATTTGCTTAATTTCCGGACTAATAAGGCGACTCTTGGTAGTACTAACCAAGATGTCAAAAGTCTTCGTGAAAACATCACCGGAATAGGGACGTCGTTCAATAAGGTGCATGGCGAGCTCACGAAATTTGCGAATTCGCAAAAGTGGGCGAACATCACTACACTTACTCAGAATGTCGCTGGTGGTGTAATCGGTATTGCGAGAAATGTCGGCAAGGCTTTTTCGACCGCGTTTGAGTTTGTTGATCAGTTTGCGGCTGAAGGCGACAAGGTTGCCAAGTCGGCCCGTCTTGTCGGTATGTCTGTCAAGGATTACCAGGCTTTTGCTTACGCTGCAGAACGCTCAGGCGTGTCGATGGAGCAGTTTAATTCCGGCCTTCAGCGATTCTCCGTGACGCTTGGCAAGGCCCGCGCCGGTGACAAGTCTGCAAATCAGATTTTTTCTTCGCTTTTGCCTGGAAAACTTTCTGATTACAAGTCCGAACGCGAAATCATTCTCGCGATGTCGGATTCTTACACGAAACTTAGCGAATCGCAACGCAATTTCGTTTCGCAGTCTGTTTTTGGTAGAAGCGGCTTGCAGTTTGGTGAATTACTTTCTGGTGGTTCGGGTGCAGTCGATGAGCTGCTGAATCGATTTACTGAACTTGGAGGCGGTTTTGACGATGAAATGTCGAAGCGTGCAGAAAAGTTCAAGGATAGCATGACCGATGTGCGGGTGACGCTCAATTCGATGCGCGTTCTTGTCGGTTCCGAATTGCTGCCGGTGTTCAATGAGGCTTTTGGCTCGATCACTGAATTTTTCATAAAGAACCGTGGCGAATTGCAAAAGACATTCCGCGATTTTGCGACGAGTTTTGTTGCCGGAATCAAGCAGATTGTGCCGAAAATTCCGTCAATCCTGTCTGGAGTCAAGGACATTGTTGGCTATGTTGCCGATATTGTTGAATTCATTGGCCCGATTAAGACGATTTTGGGTGTCGGGATTCTTGGTAGTCTTGGCAGTATCATGGGAATTGTCACGAGCCTTGTGGGACTTATTGGCGGGCCCGCTGTGGCTGCAATCGGTCTTGCTGCTGCCGGCATTACGAGCTGGGGAATCGCTATCAAATCCGTTTATGATAACGCCGGGCTTTTGGAGGCGTGTTTCTTCGATATTGTCGATTCTGTGAAATCAGGTTTCGAAGAATTCTTCGGTTGGATTTCTGACGGCTTTGAAAATGCTATCGGCAAGGGTATTGCGAACGGCTTCCGGAACGTCGTGAAGTCGGTCCCGATTCTTGGCAGGGTGTTTTCTGATGTCGAGTTTGAAACGCCTTCAAACGACATTGGCGGCGATTTTGCGAACATGACACAGCGCCAGGGCGTAACGAACACAAGCCGTTTTTCTGTTGATTTCAAGAATATGCCGAAGGGTGTCAAGGTGAATCCGCCGAAAAATGGAGGCGACTTTGATTATTCGTATGGCTATGTGCTGGGTGGTATCTGATGGCTTACGTCGATAATTTGCAGAAGGTCAAGATTGAAACTGTCAACGGCGTTGTCGAATGCGTTGGTTGCAGTTATAACGGCATTCCGTTTTTTGTAGAAGAGGATGAATCCAGCGGCGGTCGCACTGTAGTTTCGACGGTCTTGCCGAAAACGAACCGCCACGTGAACGAAGATGCCGGCGGCCAGGTCAAGCAGTTTACATTCAAGATTTATCTTGTCGGCGAAAATGCCGAAGCCATGCGTTCGGATCTTGAAGAGGCTTTTGATGCAGAAGGTCCTTTTGAACTGGTTCACATGTACTATGGCCGGTTTAAGGCTCGCAGTACAACTTATAGCTTCGCGCATGTTGCGAGCGAATTGAATTACGTTTCGGGCAGCGTGACGTTTGTTCCGGAAGAGGACCCGAAAAAGGTTTCGCGTTCGTCTGAAGATGTTCACGGTCTTGCCGATTCTAAAGCGAATTCTTCGCTTTCTCGCGCTGCTGCTATGTTCAATGAGGCTTTCTCGATTGCTGGCAAAGCTGCGAATGTGGTGCAGTCTGCAGTCGACGCGACAAACGATATTCTTGACATGATTGAAAATGTCAGGAATGGAATGCGCGATGTTCAGGACTTTGTGCTGAACTTGTCCCAACTCCGCGAAAACATTTCGCTGATCATGCGGACTCCTGGAGATTTCAGCAACCGCATTCAGAACCTGTTTACAATGACTAAGGAAACTTTCTCCGGTGATGACGACTGGAATTCGTACACAAATGAAAGTTTGGTCATGATGTCTAAAATCGATGTGGATGACGGTTCGACGACGTCTGCATTGATGCGCTCGCAGATTCAGCGGCTTTCGCTTGTCTCGGCTGCCGGAATGGCCGTGAAGTCGGTCCTTAGTTCCAAATTTGACAATTCAGAACAGGTTTATGAAACTGAAGAATCCTTGAATGCGGCTTTTGAAGCTGCGATGGCCAAGGTGACCGACGTGAATGATTATATGTCGCTTGCCGATATGCTGGCGATTGCATTGAAGTATCTTCGCGAGGCAAAATCAAAGCTTGCTGTAGTTCTCGAAATGCCGTTGAACGATATTTCGAATGCGCTTGTGGCGTGTTACGACTGTTATGGCGATTTGAATCGCGTTGATGAAATTATTGACCGAAACGAGATTGCGGATCCGTCTGCGATTGACCGCCGAAGCCTGAAGGTGTTGAGTAAGTGATTGAAGCGTTTTCCAATGGCGTTAAATTCGATTACTGGACAAGCGTCAGTGTGTCCAGGAGTCTTGGTCGCATTGCGGCGTCGTTCCGGATGAACTTGACGAATCACGATGCCAAAGGCGGGCGAGTGAAGCTTTTCAGCGGCGACCTGATTGAAGTCGATATTGATGGAATCGGCGCGTTGAAGGGATTTGTGGGTCCGCTTTCGCTCTTGCTTGATGAACGTGGCAGTAATTTTTCTGTGTCCGGTCATGAAATGACGTGTGACCTGGTGGACTGTTGTGCCACGAGACAGATGGAATGGCTTGACAAGGACGCTGGCCAAATCATTTCTGATTTGTGTGACGAATTCGGGCTCAAGTTCTACAATCCGCAAAATGTAGACCTTGGCGCTTCAATAAAGAAGTTTTCTGTTGACCCTGGCACGCGAGCCGTCGATGCTATTTCGAAGATTTGCCGCCAGCGTGGAATTCTGCCGTGCAGCAATGGCATGGGCAAGGTCTACGTTGTGAAGCCTAGCGGGTGCCCGCGTGGCCCTGCTATTGTCGAGGGTGAAAACATTGTCGGCATTCGGGCTGATTACAACGCGAATGCGCTATATTCGGACTATTACGTTTATGGAACTGGTAAGGCTGACAAAAAGATTGTCGCGCATCGTCAGGATCCGTCTGTCAGGAATCGGCCATTGGTGATTATCGATTCAGACGCTGTTGACAAGGATTCCGTTGAAGCTCGTGCGGCGTGGGAAATGTCGATTCGTAGGGCCCAAAGTATTTCTTACCAGGTGTCGCTTAAAGGCTGGAAACGCGATAAACAAAACCTTTGGGAGCCCGGTTTGATTTGCACGCTAGAATCGCCGTCTGTGCTTGTCGATGACCCGGTTGACATGATTGTGAGTGAAGTTGACTATTCCTGGAGCAATTCGGGCGAAGATGTGGAAAT